GGATCTTGGCCTGACCACAGCGCAGATCGTCGCCGAACCACGAAACGACAAGCGAGACGGATTCGCAATTCGGAAGCTCGGTTTCAAGCGCCTTCGCCGATGCCAGAAAATCCGTGGCCGCCAAGGTGTTGTGCATATTGGCGGGCTTGTTTCGACCCGGTCCTTCGGCATAATGAACCGGAGTTGTCGCAAGCGAATATTCGCCAGTGCCGGGTATCAATGCGATCGCACGCACACCCTCAACCATCGATCCCGCACTGTCCATTGCACTTTTCTGCTCGGGGCGCACCACTTCAAACGTAAATTGAGGCACGCGATTACCAAATGGCGTCAGGTCGAGATCTTCGAAAATCACATAGGCCGTTCCGCGATATGCAGGCGCATCGGAGCCTCCCTCGAACGCAGAGATCGTTGGGTCAGGCAACTGGCTTTTTGTCCCGCGATAAACACGCAAAGACAGGCTCGAACGATCAATCTCGTTACCATCGGCCCATATGCGCGCAACATGACTGATCGTTCCCTCGCACAACGATATCGCCAGGCTCACGCTATAGCTATAAGTCGTCACTTTGGGGCCTTTGGGCGATCCAATGCCCTTTCCCCCGGAAGCCCGTTCGGTATCACGCCGCTCCACAAAAGGGGACGCCCAGATAACCTGGCCGCCCATGCGCATGCGTCCGTATATCTGGGGTACTGCCGCCCCTTCGCTCGCCCCGGTCAAACGGAACCGATCAACCCGTCCACGTTCGACCGGTTCAGATCCGCTGCCCATCAATCGCTGGTCTATCATCTGGCCGACGGTCGCGCCCGCAGCGCGGCCAATTACAGCCGCCGAAAGACCCAGAACAGATCCGCCAACAGCCCCCCCCGCGGCAGCTCCCGCCGCGGACAACAACAATGTCGCCATCAGGTTTTCTCCTCTGGAAATGCAAAACGGGCGACAATACGGCGTCGCCAGGGGCTCGATAGCGGGCTTTCGACAACCCCGTGCCGCTCATATGCGTGCAAGAATGTGCTGTTCGCACCCGTCTCGCCCTGAATGCCGACATGCTTGGCGATACTGGCCTCGCGCATTCTGAACAAAAGAACATCGCCCATAGCTTCGGAGTGAAGGTCTCGTGCCACCAGCCACTTACCTGCGGCAGCCCACAACGCTTCGTGGCTGTCGGGTTCGGCCCAGTCGGAACTGTAAAGCGGGATCGCTTCGGGCTCCGACCCGTAAAGACCGCGCCAGACGCCCCGCAACAGCCCAAGGCAGTCACAGCCCGCGCCACGGCAAGTGGCTTGGTGACGATAAGGCGTTCCGATCCAGTCCCGCGCGATTTCGACACTGCGCTGTGCGGAAGCGGTCGTCACGACCCGCCTCCGCCACCACTTCTGGGATATGCCATGAGCCAATCCTCTCCGGGGATGTGTGGAAAGCCGCGAAAATTCAGAAAATTGGAAACTTCCTCCGGCAGGTGTCTGCGCGCTTGTCGCAGCCAGCCCGGGCGACGACGGAATCGCCGACCGCAAGCGTGGCGCGCAATTCTCCCCAAAGCCGGATCACTCTATCTGACCCGACAGGGGCATCGTCCTTGATCATGGCGACCAATCCGTCGGCGTCGCCGGAAGTGACCTCCATCCGGCCACGCGCGAACCAACCCTCTTCCCGGGACCCAAGTCCGCTGACCAGATACTCCTGAGTGCCCAAAACCTCGACAATCGTCCCACTGGAAGTGAACGATGCAGACCCAAGGTCGACACGACAATCTCCGTCACCCAGCGACGCCGCGCATTGGCCCTGATAGACCCGCCCCTGCGGCTGGTTGAGCCTTTCCGACAGACCCCGTAGTTCAGCGCGAAAGCTCCCGCCGCCGGAAGATACTTCTCCGATGCGTCCTTCAAACAGCTGGTAGCGTGTATCAAGAGCCATCCAGTTCACCAGCCAGGCCCGCACGCTTGCATCGTCAAACCGTCCGGCCGTCAGGTCCGCCTCGTTCACGGACTCGCTGCTCAGCGCACCCATCGCTTCGCTGTTGTCCACGGAAAGCCCCGTCGTCTGCTGCAAGGCTTCGCCGGTCAGACCGGTATCTGCCCGAAAGACATATCCGTCGAACATCAGATCGCGATCATGGTCCGTGAAGCCAAACCGCTTTCCATCACGGCGCTCCAGCGCCCAGCACCGACACAAGGTGGTCGTACCAGTCTTGAGATGCGCCTCCATCTCAGGCGAAACGCCCATCAGACCCGCACCTCAAGAACAGGAACATCAGGAACGTCCCCAGCCTCGAAGCTCGACACTGATGTCACGATCTGGTCTGTTTCGAAGCGCACCGGAACATCGAATTCGAAACCGGCCGCAACTTGCACTCCAAGCGCCGGTGGCACGGCAAAGGTCACAAGGCCCAGCGTTGCATCAACGGTAAATGCGGCGGGCGGCTGTTCCGCCCCATCCAAAGCTACGCGAACCGTAGCCTCGACCGGCTTGGAAATCGGGCGTACGTATACTTCCGCACCCGATTGATAGGCCTTTGACAGTGCAAAAGCCTGTGTCTGCCCGTCGCCTTCGCCAATAATCTGATCCGTAGGAGCGACGGCCTCCGATGGATTGCAGCTTTTGAAATCTGCCCAGTCCTTCCACCGAAATCCGTTCAGCTGCCCCTGACGCGCTTCAAAGAAAGCAATCAGGATCGCCACATCATCCAGAGACCTCATACCAAGCCCGGCATCATAGCGCCGCCGCGAATGGGCCCAGGGCGTGTTGCGCTCTTCAAAACCATTCGCAAGCGTGACAACTTCCGTCCGTCGTACAGGCCCGCCAGCAGACCCGAAACTCAGCGATGTTGGAAAACGTATTTCGTGAAAACCCATCTGTTTCTTCCTGTCGGTTGAGTTCAGCGGTTACGTTGGCCGCGCCCCAGGGCCCGGCTCATCTGGGCCGCGATCTGGCCTTGCGATCTGCGGAAACCCGCCACATCAGGGGTCGTGACGTTCACCACGACACTCACCGCGCGCCCACCACCTTCGGACCGGACGCCAAGCTTGCCATCCGCGCCACGCGTCAACGGCATGATGGCCTCAGGCCCGGCTTCACCCATCAATCCGGTTCCGCCGCGCATCGGAAACGTGGTCGGGCTGCTTACAACACCCCCTCGCGCAAAGGGCATCACGCGCCCTTGGGTGAAGGGCGCCCCTTTTGCGAACGGCATCGCGCCGCTGATCACAGCCTCGATGCCCGCGCCTGCCATTTGCCCCATATGCCTGGTCACGGGGTTCATCGCCGAAGAATAGGCAGAACTGACAATTGACTGGCCGATACCGCGAAGCGCGTCAGACGCTTTCATCCCGTCGAAAAGCAGCCCGTCAAAAGCGCCACGAAGCCCCCTGCTGATCCCGTTTGACAAGGTACGCACCTCGCGTCCGGTATCGGCCATGGTGGTACGGATCTGTTGAAGCTCACCAGAAAACGTGGACGCCACGCTCTGCGCGCCTGCAAGGCTTTCCTCCAACCCACGCATCTGCGCCTCAAATTCGTCCGCCGTGTCACTGTTCATCATCTTTTTCGCCTTTCACAGTATCTGGAAAACGCTCCATCAGATTGCCAAGACTTGAGCGGTTCAAGGGCCTCGATTGGCTATCCATCCCCAGCATCAAGAACAGCTCTGCGGGGGTAAGGCGCCAGAATTGCTCTGGCCTCAAACCAAGACCGCAAATGCCGGCGCGCATGAGACCGGGCCAGTCCAACGAGGTCATGCACCCTCCGGCACGCTGAACGCCCGGACCAGAAGATGCGCAGCTGCCTGTGCCGCCACCATAGGTCCGCCTTCAATCTCAGCCTGCAGCAAGTCCTTTGCCTGACCCTGCCACCCGCCGCCACGCAATCCAGCGATCACCAGGGCCAGCACATCGCCTGTCGAACACGATCCGGTTTCGAACCGCGCCACCATCGCGCTCAGGGTGTCGGCTTTCAGTCCGGCCTCAAGCTCGGCCAGCGTTCCCAGCGTGAGTTTCAGAACGTGTGGCGTCCCGTCGATGGTCAGGCACACCTCTCCCGCCCATGGGTTCCCGATCACAGCGCGCTGAAGCTCAACGCACCCGCAGATGCCATGGACATTTCATAGCTCGCCTCGCCGTCGTGATTGCCTGCGTACTCCAGCGCAGTGATCTGAAACGGCCCCTCGACCAGGCCGAAGTCCGGAATAATGACCTGAAACATGGGCACGACCCCCGCGAAAAACACTTCGCGCGCCCTCGCATCGGTTTGCGCGTCGCGAAACACGCCAGATCCCGAAAGGCTGGCAGACCGCATGCCCGCGCCGCCCAACAATTCGCGCCAACCCCCAACGCTGTCCAAACTTGTCACATCAACCGTTTCAGCGTTGAAGCTGAGCCGGCTTGCGCGCAGGCCCGCGACAGTCTCAAAAGTCCCCGCACCGTCGATGTCGAGCTTGATCAAAAGGTCCTTGCCGTTTTGAACCGCCATTGTGATCTCCAATTCCTGTCATGTGTCGTCAAGAAAGGCGCGAAAGGTCATCTCGACCCTGCGCCGCGTGCCGTTTCTGTCCCGCCGGGCCACCGCGCGCTCAAATCGCAGAAAAGCGACCCGGCCACGCGACAACGACAGCCCATTGGCAACTGCAGCTTCGACCTCGGCTGCGACAGCTTTCAGGGCGTGAAATCCGCCCCCGTTACCAACCACTGAAATGACGAAGCGGTGCTGTGCCCCGCTGGCGGTTTTATCGGATCGATCCCGGACATCTTCGGGGCCAAGAGCCACATAGATTTCGGGCGGCGTACCGGTCGGCGCTGCATCAAATATCGCCACGCCATTCAATCCGGCCGCCGCTGAAAGCTGCGAAAACACCGCAGACTGGAGCGGCGCAGAAAGCGCATAGGTCATACGGTTGTCTCCTCCGTCGCGCGGCATGTCAGAAAGCGCCCCGTGGAATCCGCATCAGCCACGCTGGCAATCATGAAAATCCGTGCGTCATGTCGAAAGCGCTGCCGGGCAGTCGGTCGCGATGCAGCCCCCCGAGGTGCCGCAGGTACGGTAATTTTCCAAGGTTGGCGCGAAACGCCACTTTCCCCAGACAAGGCCTCCCGCCCCGTGAGCGCCTCAAGCTTTGCATAAAGCGTGCCTTGCGCAATCCAGTTGCGGCGAACGCCACCCGCGCCATCGGCCACTTCAACCGGAGCCTCAAGCACCAGTGGCCAGCGAAAATTGCTCCGCTTCATACCGTCAGCCCACCCAGTACTCGCACCGTCCGGTAACGCTCGATCAGGCTCGATACACCAAAGGGCATATTACCGTCCTGCTCCGTCGCCTCGTGCCGCAAGTCATAGAAATGCGATGCCAGCAAAAGGACAGCCTGCGCGAGATCGGGGGGCATCATGGCCCAAGTCTGCGCGTATCCAGCGGTGAAAGTCACGACCGCTTTGCCAAGCGGCGGAATGTTGGGAAGCCGTGCACCCACGGCATGCAGCAAAGGCCGGTGCGTATCCTCTTCCAAGGAAACATCCACTACATTGATCGGCATCACGTCACCACTGCGGGACACAACGCTCATGGACACAAGCCCGGTTACCGGGGCGACAGGAAGCGCCTGCACGTTGTGACAACGCCACGCCGACACGGTCCAGCGGAAGGCGCGCTCGAACAGCAGCTTCCCGGTCCTGGCCTCAATGGCCGCCAAAGCTGCGCGCAGCGCACCCTCCAGTACCGGATCCTGCAAGTCATCATCGGAAAAACCTGTACCAAGGCGCAACTGAGCACGCAGCGCCATAAGTGGCAGATCTGCGAAAGGGGTCGGGGTCAGCTCGACAAGCTTCATGAAAGCAACTCCGGTCATAGGGGTAAAACGCAGGTCAGAGCCGCATCAAGGGCGGGGCAGCCGCGGGGGTGCTGCTCTGACGGTGGGAAAGCTGGACAGCACGTCCTGTTGGATCGCAGCCGCCCCTATGAAACGCACTTGAGAATAAGTGCGCTTCAATGGGGTTGGTGTCAGCTTGCAGCGAAGCGAAGCACCTTGATCGCCGCAAAGTCGCTCACGTCGCCGCCAACACGCTTGGTTGCATAGAACAGCACGTGTGGCTTGGCCGAAAACGGATCCCGCAAAACGCGCAGGTCGGGTCGCTCGGCAATGGTGTAGCCGGCCGCGAAATCGCCGAAGGCAACAGCAGCACTACCGGGGGCAATATCCGGCATCTGCTCTGCGATCAGAACGGGATACCCCATCAGACGCGCGGGCTCACCAGATGCCAGACCATCGGACCACAGGAAACGTCCATCTGCATCTTTCATCTTGCGAACGGCACCGGCCGTCTTCGAATTCATCACAAAGGTCGCGTTTGCGCGGTACTGAGCTTCCAGCGAATAGACCAATTCGATGATGGGATCCGACGGTGCGGTGGACGAGAAATCGCCAGACTGACCGCTTGCGACGTATCCGATGCTCTCCCAGGCCCAGCTTTCATTCGCGACCAGCGGGTGATTCAGAAACCCGCGCGGCTTGTCGATGCCATCGCCGTTGATAAAGGCCGTCGCTTCTGCCCGTGCAAACTTGTCCGCAATGCGACCTGCCAGCCAGCTTTCGATGTCAAATGCGCTGTCATCCAGCAGACGCTGGCTTGCCTTCGGAAGCGCCGAAAGCTCGTGCAGCAAAATCGTAATCCGGTCGATCTTGGGCGATGTCGTCTCGGTCAGCGATGCTGTTTCATTCGTCCAAGTGTAGCCAAGTTCCGCATGATCCACGAGAACATCATAGGAATTGCTCTCGACGTTCACAACCGAGGCGATCCCACGAATGGATGCCGTAGAACGCAGCACACTTTTGATCGCGTCCGACGTTTGCGGATCCACCAGATAACCACCATCGCCATCCACCGTGGTGGACAGGCTCTTTTGCTCCATCTCCAGCGCACGCAGATCCGTGTCATTGCCCTTGCGAAGATAGCCGCCAAAGGCAGTTTTGTGCGACAGATCCATATCGGTCGCCGTGGAAAGTGCGGGGCGCCCGAAAAGGGCAGTTTTGCGGTCCAGCATGGTCAGCTTCTCTTCCTGTGCTTTGAGTTGGGTGGTGATGCCGGCGCGAAACGCCGTCAGGTCGTCCATGAGCCCGGTCAGTGCGGCTTTGATCTCAAGGGCCGGGCGTGTCGCGTTGGGGCCAGCCTGCGCCTGTGAGCCAGGCACAACCTCTCCGGCCCGATCGAATGTGTCGGGGTGCTTCATCTGTGCAGATCCTTTCGAGAGTGGGTTGAGCGGCCTCAGTCCATCGTGGCCAGACGACGGCGGGCGTCGCTCACGACTTCCGCCAATTCTTGAAACAGGGTGTTTGTATCGGAGGCAGACTGATCTTCCGATTTCGCGCCGATCCGGGCCTCGGGCAGCATCGGGAAGGTGACAAGCGACACCTCCCAAAGCTCGACCTCGGACAGAACCCGGCGCCCGGCATCGTCCTTGTGCGCCTTCACCGTGCGGTATCCGATGGAAAGCCCGTCAATGGCACCCGCCTCGATCAGCGCGGCGGCCTCGCGGCCCCGGGCAACTTCGGTTAGAAGGCGTCCCTTGACGTACAACCCGCGCTTGTCCTCGCGCACCTCGTCCCAGATCCCGATGGGCTGCGTGGGATCGTGCTGCCAAAGCAGTTTCACACCGCGGCCTTTTTTGGCCAACCGATCAAGGGAGGCCGCATAGGCTCCGGCGGCGACCAGATCGCCGCCCTGATCCATCTCTCCGAAAAGCGATGCGTACCCTTCGATCCGTGTGCCCTCAACAAGGGATAGCCCGTCGTCAAACTGGCAGAATTTTCGCTCCAGTCCACTGTCCATAGAGTATTGCAAGGTCAAATCCCTCCGTTTGGGGCGACTGCTATCAATGATCCGACCGCCTGCGCGAGGATTGTGGCAACAACGCCGTAAACCGTCAGCCAAAGCCGCTTTTCCAGCCGCTCCATCAGGGCCTCGATCCGGGTCAGCCGACCGTCGATGCCCTCGAACTGCAATTGCAGCAGCTTCTCATGCGCCTCACGGTCCTGCGCCGGGCCGTAATCGAACGGCTCGAACAGGAACCGCGACCCACTGGGGTGGCGTTGCGACGTGCTCATGCCTGCGCACCCGCATCGCGCGGCGGCAGCCCCAGCATCGCGCGCTTCTCATCGTCGCTCAGGAAATCCGCCGCCGCGACGCGCCGCCACTGCGCGTCCCGCTCGACGGACAGCGCAGGCACCCGGTCCATGTCGATCTGCATATCCACGGGCGCATCGCTGAACCGGCCCAGAAATGCGCTCAGCGATGCCATGACCCGGCACGCCAAAGGCAGGACCGTCAGACGATAGAAGGCCCGGTTCGCCTCCTGATAATTCGCGTAGGTCGTCACCGGGGATGCCCAGCAACATGGGCGGCACCCCGAAGGCCAACGCAATCTCTCGCGCCGCGGCATCCTTGGTCTTGTGAAACTCCATGTCTGACGGGCTGAACCCCATCGGCTTCCAGTCCAGACCACCTTCCAGCAGCATCGGCCGTCCAGCATTGCGCGCGCCCATGTAGTTGGTGGTGATCTCATCCACCAGCCGTTCGTAAAGGTCGCCGGGCATGGTGCCCTGCCCTTCGCCGTTGGAATAGACGATGGCCCCCGAAGGCCGTGCCGCGTTGTCCAGCAGCGCCCGCGACCAGCGCGAGGCGGAATTGTGGACCTCAACAGCGCCCGCCGCCGCCTGCAACGGTGCCAACCCGTAATGATCGTCGGTGGGGTGAAAGCTGCGCACATGACATACCGGCGCCACTTCGCCCGTCATGTTGAACCGCCGGGTGCGTCCGCCGACCCGGTACATATACGCGACAGGCCAGCCATCCGCGCCCGGCACCACGCTCATGCGGTCAGACCGCAGAACGTGCAATTCGAAGGGCATCGCGCCGGGCGCGCCGCCAACGGCCTCAATATATCCGTTGCCTGTCAAAAGGATCTGCCCAAACAGCGCCTCCAACAGTTCGGCGCGCCCCTGCGCCGGGTTGGGCTGGGCCACCAACGTGCCGACCGGATGCGCATCGTACCGACGCTCGCAATCCTGCACCACGAACGGAAGCGCGGCGGCAGCTTCGGCGATCATCTTGACCGAACGGAACCCGACCGGGTTGCCGATGAACCCGTTGCGCACCAGCGCTCCGGGTTCGCGCACGATCCCCGAACCTGATCCGGCACCGGCCGCAGCCATCGCCAGAACCGATCCGGTTGCCGCCTTTCGTTGTGGTGCCGCCGGAGGCGCCATCGGCGCCCGTGCTGCATCGCGTTTCAGGAAATCCAGTTTCATGCGCGCATATCCTCTGTGTCCGCCGGGGCGGTCTGCCCGTGTTCGGGGCGATAAAACGTTTTCAGGCAATTGCTTGCCGGGTGATCCTAAAGCTGGCGCATCCGGGGTCGACGAAACTGTGCCGCCGGATCAAGCACCAGATCCTGCAGGGCCCAGACAAGCGCATCAACCCGGTCAGGGCTGCCACGCCCCTCAAAACCGCGCACTGTCATCTGGCACATCTGCTCTTCCAGTTCCGCAAGACCGCCCCGCTGATGCTTCACGCGACCCTGCTCATAAAGGGCCGCCACCGGCTCGGCCCGGGCGCTCTTGCCGCGCGTTGCGTGGACCGCGCGATACGACACAAGCGGATCCACCTGCCGGATCACGCTTTCAACCATGTTGCCGCCCTGGTTCACCTCGGCCACCAGCCGGTCCGCCCCGTGGCGCTTCATGGCGGCCAGCGCGGCCTCCGCCCAGCCGCGCGGGCTGGTGCCCTGAACGGTGCAATCCTCGATCACATAGGCGCGCCAATCCTGCGGCGGGCCGGACATCCGCACACCGGCAACCACGATCCCGCAACTGTCGGACCGGTTGTGCCCGCTCACCGGCGGGTCCACCGCAACAACCACACGGTCCAGTTCCGGCACCCGCTCCACCTGCAGCGCTTCCAGCATGGCCAGCGTCCACAACGCGCCCTCGGCATCCTCCAGAAGGATCCCGTCCAACTCCTGCCGCCCCAACCGCGTGCCTTCATACCGCTCGCGTACCTCGGCCAGAAAGCTGTCCGCCAGATAGGCGCTGTTGGCCTCCGTCGGCGCATGGGTCACCACGGTCGATTTATTGTCCAGAATACGCTTCAACACGCTGATATTGCGCGGGGTCGTCGTGACCACCTGCCGGGGCGTCTGCCCCAGCCGCAGCCCAAACTGCAGCATGTCCCAAGCATCTTCCGCCTTCTTCCACTTGGCCAGTTCATCCACCCAGGCCGCGTCGAATTGCGGGCCCCTCAGGCTTTCGGGCTCATGGGCGGAAAACACCTGCGCCACCGCTCCGTTGGGCCACACCAGCCGCTTGCGGGTCGCTTCCCAGACGGGGCGACGGTCGGGGGGCGAACAGGCCAGGATCCCGCTGTCGCCCATGATCATCACTTCGCGCACCTGCTCGATGGTCTCACCCACCAGGGCGACGCGCCGTGACCGCCCCGGCGCCAGCGGCGTCGACCCTTCGACCTCGCTGCGCACCCATTCTGATCCGGCGCGCGTCTTGCCGGCCCCGCGGCCACCCATGATCACCCAGGTGCGCCAGTCCCCTTCGGGCGGCAGCTGATGGTCCAGCGCCCAGAATTCGAAGATGTAGGGGAGCGCCAGAAGCGCTCCCTCAGTCAGATCATCGAGGAACGCGTCACGCACCTCCGGCGCCGCGGAGGCAAGCAAGACGCCGCCCGATTTCAGATCGGGCTGCATCGAAGTCGACGGCATAGTCGTTGACGATACCGGCATCTGATCGTGCTTTTTGTTCAAGACGTTCCCTTTCCTGAAGCGCCGTTTGAAGGGCCGATTTCAGTTCTTTAAGAAGCCGGTTGGCTTCCCCGCCATTGCTCAGCTCGCCGACATCAAGTTGCCCGACCAGCTTGTTCAGCGCGCTCGTGGCGCGCTGAAACGTTTGCTGCGCTTCGGAGAAAACTTCATCCGACCCGCCTGTACCCTTTTCCGGGTAGATCATTGTTGTATTGGTAACCGTCGTATTCATTAACCCACCTCTCTCGCTTCCCGTCGAGAGAGCCACAAAAAAAGCAGCGCAGGAGTTACCCTTGCTACTTTGCCCATGTCTTCCAGCTTGCCTGGATGTATACGTTGGACCGTTCTGTTTGTCAATATAAACAGTCGCTTAGAACAAATAGGGTCCGTGCGGCACGTTAGGGTTTCGTGCAGCAAATCACGCCGAGGATACCCATGATCCCAGCATTTCAAGGCCGCGCCGTGCGCTCATGGGTTAACGCGTCCGGCCCGCCGTCACCGCGTCGGCCCACAAAACGCAAAAACCCCGGCCCTTGCTGATGCACAAGGACCGGGGCCAAATTCCGCAAAACCGACTCAGGCTCTATTGATTGCGCTGTTCTTCGATCCGCCGCCAGCGCTGCACGTTGATGTTATGCTCCGCCAGTGTCCGGGCAAACACGTGCCCCCCCGTTCCATCCGCCACGAAGAAGATGAACTCCGTATCCGCCGGATTGACCGACGCCTCGATGGCGGCCCGGCCGGGGTTGGCAATCGGGGTGGGGGGCAGCGCGGGGATCACATAGGTGTTCCACGGCGTGGGCCGGTTCAGCTCGCTGCGCCGCAGCCCGCGGCCCAACGTGCCCCGCCCTTCGGTCACGCCATAGATCACCGTGGGGTCGGTCTGAAGCCGCATCCCGTCATTCAGCCGGTTGACGAACACGCTTGAAACCCATGGCCGTTCTTCGGCAACGGCAGTTTCCTTTTCGATGATCGACGCCAGGATCAGCGCCTCATAGGCATCGGCCAGCGGCAGCCCGTCCATCCGCGCCCGCCAGACCTCCGCCAATGTGCGTTCCTGCGCTTCGCGCATCCGTGCCACAAGCGCCGCCCGGTCCGCACCTTTGACCACTTCATAACTGCCCGGCGCAAGCCAACCCTCATCCGGCGTGCCCTCGATCTGGCCGGTCAGGAACGGCGCCTTGGCCAGGCTGTCGGCAATCTGCCAGCTTGTGACCCCTTCAGCCACCGTCACCCGCGTGCGCGCAAAGCCACGGTCGATCAGGTCCTGCAACGCATCCGGCACAGCCGCAGCCAGATCGACCTCCAGAATATCAACGAACTCGCCGCTGCTCGGGTCCAGCTCGCGCACCCGGATATCGGCCGCCGCGACCCCGATGCGCAGGTTGATGTCCGCGCCGCATGTGCTCGCACCGCTGCGCGTCACAAGATCAACGATTGTTTCGATCGAACTGCCCGGCGGGATCAGGAAATTCCCGGCCTTCAGGCTGCCGGTCTTGTCGGTGTAATCCGCCCCGACCCGCATCAGCCCGGGCCGCTCAATGGCGCCCGTGTCGGCC